TCTGTTTCAGGTATGCGGTCATTTGGCCCGTTGCTACCAGGCGCACCTGGTCATCCAGCTGTACTCAACAGCAGTTACACAATTTGCTCTATGGATCCAGCAATGTCCGGCGATACATTCTCGATCGCCTATGCTGGCGACAAGACAACCCAGAAGCGTTATGTGCTAGAGGCAAGCCGTATGCCTGCTCCTACACCACAGCGCATCAGAGACTTGATCTTTGAATGGACTGAGAAGTACAAGCCATCGGTCTGGGTCATTGAGAAGAACGCTTTTCAGTTGTTCTTGACAATGGACGAAGAGATTAACCGATTCTTAGCCTCACGCGGTATTCGCCTTGTTCAGCACTACACCGGTGCCAACAAGATGGATGCTGAGTTTGGCGTAGCCTCAATGGCTCCGCTCTTTGGTACTGTCGATAAACTCGGCAACCACATGGGCAACAACTTAATAGACTTGCCACGGTCAGACAATGAAGGCGTAAAATCGCTCATAGAGCAGCTCATTACTTGGTCCGCTGGCACCAAAAATAAACAAGACGGTTGCATGGCGCTTTGGTTTGCAGAGACTCAGATGCGCGATTACATCAACCAAGCAGGAGCCTATGGCGGCTCCTTTATCAAAAACCCATTCCAAACTCGCGATCAGCAAGCTCGTCGTCGGGTAATTAACATCGAAGAATATCAGCGTGAAAAAGAAAGATTAGCGGCTAACGGGGGTTACTTATAGTGCTAGAGATTGACCAGATCGGAGATAAACTCCGTAAACTGCGCGCTCACTATTTCGCACGTGACTCGCGTTATGATGACCTATTGGCCATCCGTCAAGGCAAAATCGATCAAGTGTTTCCTGGCATGTTCTCAGAGGACTATCCAAAGCCAATGATCGCTAACTTCATCGATGTTGCCGCCCGCGACGTTGCTGAAGTTATTGCTCCGCTTCCTGCTTTCAACTGCATGACAACCAACACCACTTCGGATGCTGCTCGTCGTCGTGCTGATAAGCGCACCATGATTGCCGCTGGTTACCGCGACACAGCCAACCTTCAGACCATGATGTACACCGGTGCTGATCGTTACCTTACCTTTGGCTGGTTGCCATTCATCATTGAGCCAGACTTTGAGAACAAACGCCCAATGATCCGCATTGATTCACCTATCGGTGCTTACCCAGAGTTTGACAGATTCTCACGCCTTGTCTCTTACTCAAAGCGTTATGTCAAGACTGTTCGTGAATTGATTAACGACTTTCCTGAGCATGAGTCTGTTATCCGTGGTCAGTATGAGAACCGCAACTCTGAGCGCATCCTTGAGATGTATCGCTACCAAGACAAAGATCAGATGGTCTTGTTCTTGCCAGAGCGTAACAACTTTGTTCTTTCACGCGTTGAAAATGAACTAGGTGAAATTCCTGTAGCCATTGCGCTACGCCCAGGCGTTGACTCAGATGAGCACCAACGCGGTCAGTTCGATGACATTATGTGGGTACAGGTTGCTCGCTCACGCTTTGCTTCGCTCACACTTGAAGCAGCACAGAAGGCAGTTCAAGCACCGTTTGCTTTGCCTTCAGATGTGAATGTGCTTGAGATTGGCCCAGATGCAACTATCCGCTCTGCCAACCCACAGCAGATCCGTCGTGTAGATCTTAACCTTCCAGCCAATATCTTCCAAGAGAACGAGATTCTCGATCAGGAAATGCGTACTGGCTCACGCTATCCAGAAGGCCGTCTAGGTCAGCAGTCTGGTTCGATCGTTACAGGTCGTGGCGTAGAAGCATTGATGGGTGGCTTTGATACTCAAGTCAAGACAGCCCAAGGTGTATTTGCAGAAACATTCCGTGAGGTTATTCGTCTGTGCTTTATGATGGACGAAAAGATGTTTGGCGATGTTACAAAGGAAGTTCGTGGCATTAACGCCGGTGCTCCTTATGTCGTCACCTACACACCAAAGGAAGACATTAAGGGTGACTACACCTGCGATGTGACCTATGGCATGATGGCTGGTCTTGATCCAAACCGTGCGCTTGTTTTCGGACTACAAGCCCGTGGCGACAAGCTAATCAGCCGTGACTTTTTGCGTCGCCAAATGCCTTGGGAAATGAACGTTACCCAAGAAGAAGAGCGAGTCGAAGTAGAAGAACTGCGCGATAGTTTGATGCAAGCAGTTGCATCTTATGCCAATGCTCTTCCACAAATTGCAATGCAAGGTGGCGATCCTTCAAAGGTTATTAACGCCATTGCTAAGGTTATTCAAGGTCGTCAAAAAGGCGATCCAATTGAAGAAATTGTAGCTGAAGCATTTGCTCCTGAACCAGCACCAGAACAGCCACAGGCTGCTGGTCTGCCAGGACAACCACCTCAAGCACCTGGAGCACAACCAGGGCAACCACCGATGGCTATGCCGGCACCTCAACAAGGCCAAGGTGGCTCTGCTTTGCAACAACTACTAGCCGGCCTTTCGTCTTCTGGAGCACCGCAGTTAGCTGCGTCAGTTTCCAGAAGGTCGCCAGCCTAACGTTATTGGCGATCAACTCAATTCCCTATAGGAGAAATAAAATGGCAGTATTCAAATCAAGTCTACAATCACCACCAGTTAAGGTGAAGCTACAAGGCGGACACTCATCTTCTGACGCAACAACACAGAAGACAAAGATCCAATCTGCTCCATCTGTTAAAGCAACAGGTAAGTCAGATGTTAAGTACACAGTTCAGCCTTCAGGAACAAAAGGCACAGGCACAACTGCCGGAAAGCCAATGAAGTAAATTATGCACGAAGAAGAGAGCGATGAGTTTGATGGCGTACTTTCCGCTTGGGATATATTCGCTCTCTTTGCGCATTTATTAAAAGATTTGTTTGTAAGTTTTGCAAAGTTTTTTGATGTATTGAGCGACATGGCTCTGCATCAAGCAAATGTCGTGGAAGACCAAAAGTTGTTCCACGATGATGTTGTCCGTACCATTGAGACTATTACAGAGGGTGAGTGATTATGGCAGGCAAAGGTGGCTATCAAGCTCCAGCACGTCCAGCTGTTCAATCAGGCCCAGGGGCTTTAAGCCAACGCACCGATGGCGGACCTGCATCTAAGCAAGCAATGCGCTATGTCAGTGGCATGCCAAACTACGGCGATGGCACAGATATGATGCAGATTCAAAGCGGTGCTCCGATGGCTGCTACGCCATCTCCAACGCCAGTATCGCCATCACAGATGGCGCAGGCAGCACAGCAACAGCAACAACAACCACAAGGCCAACCACAAGCGCCTATCACACCACTGACTGCTCCAACACAGCGTCCTAATGAGCCAGTTACTGCTGGCGCAGCGCTTGGCCCTGGTCCTGGACCAGAAGCACTTGGCATTATGCCAGGCATGCAACAAGGTGGTACATCAGCAAAGCAAGTAGTTCAAGCATTGGCAGCGCATCCAGACGCATCGCCAGAATTGCAGAGTCTCGCAGCAGCATTGGGGAAGTAATTGTCAAACACAATGCCACTTCCACCATCAAATCAGCCTACCGTCGCGTCGGCTAACGCAGCAGCAAAAGGCTACCCAGATGCTGTACAGAAAGCACCGCTTGAAATGGCTGGCGCTATTCAGTCAGGCAACCCAGATGCTCCTGGCGCAGTAGCCGCTACAACACACGTTATTGCCACATCAAATGCTGTTGACCAACACCAACAGATGTACAACTCAAAGTCATGGTGGCAGACAGCCCTTGGCGATGTAGGTAAGGTTATTACCGCAACGCCTATCATTGGCACAGTTGCTCGCTGGGCAAACAAAGGTTTGCAAGAAGTACAAAGCGACTACAAGTTTATTCACTCAGTTTATACAGATCATGGTTTTGCACAGGGCTTGCTAGCAACGCTAGGCGTTGGTCTTGGTGCGACCGTTGGTTCTCTTGCAGGTCCAGAAGGTACAGCGCTAGGCGCTGCCTTTGCCGCATCTTTAGAGCGTGACATTGGCGGTCAACTTATTCCGTCATATCAAAAGTCTTACCAAAAGTCTATCGATCCAAACTATCAAGTTTCTATTGGTCGTGACCTTTCCAACCTTGCCGGTGACTTGCCAGGCTTACATACTTTGA